CATTTATCCCAATATGGGTTGTATTATCTAATGGAAGAAATAATCATCTTCTTCTTACTATGTGATTTTGCAGTCCTTGCCCAGTTTGCAATCATAAGAGCATCAACCGCATCATCATGCAATCCACTTGGGTGAGAATATCTGATTGTCCCACTTGGTAACATTTGGTATTGGTAGCTTTGTAGCTCGTGGTATAGTGCTGGGAATAAGGTAGGTGAGGGTAGCTCTAACGCATTATCTTCCATATCTCCTATCAACCTTCTAACCATATTTTCTTTGCTCTTATTGGTCGTTACAAAAGGTTCTGCTCTACTATATCCTTTTCTAATCTGCTCGTATATTGGGTCACCTACACCATTGGTTTCAATCAGTAATACGGATGGTTTGTATGTTTTAGCGAGGCTGACTACCTTATCTACAATAGCATTATAAGGTAAGTTTCTATCTCTCCACATATACACTACTCTACCAAGGTCATCCATAATACACATCACCGAATAATCTTGTTTAGTACCCACATCGAGCCCTGCATACAATCTACCACTTGGTGCTTGCCATTCATTAAGAACACAAGACCCATCTATGTTTGAGAATACTGCACCTTCACTATCTTGGAACTCTGCAAGGTATTCTTGTCTATAAATGTTCTCTGGTAGGCTTCTCTTTTGCTCTTCAAGGAAATCTATGGATACATAAGGTGAAACTGATGATGGAGCATGATAGGACTTGTAATCCGTTTCTCTTTCATCCATACCCTTTGTATAGAAGGTATAGAACCAGTTTCTTGTTTTAGGTGTTCCAGCGATAATGGCTTTCTTACCAGCTGCAGTCAAGGTAGGTAGAACTGATTTAGTCATTGCATCATCTTGGATGTCTTGTGCTTCATCAGCAAATAAATAATCTACTGATAGACCACGGATGGTCTCTGGCTTTTCTGCTGACCTAAAATATATTCTACTACCATTTATGAATGATACCACCTTCTCACTCTTGTTAGCTTCTTTGAGGATGGGTGCACCTCCAACGGCATCCGTGATTTGAGTAAGCACTTTTACTGCTTGTGCATATACGGGGGCAAGCCAAAGAGCTGTGGTCTTCTCGTTGTTAAGAACATAATACAACATCAAGTTGATGAGCGTTAATGATTTACCTATCTGGCGACCTGCAATAATGGTGTGGAACATCTCATCTGACTGAACGATGGATGTAATAAGTTCCTCTTGAAACTTGTATGGAGTGAAACCTTGGATGCGCATACCCTACCTCTACTTTTGACTTTGTGTGTGATGTTTTTACATTATTCTCAATAAAACAGCGATTTCATTGAAAACTTTTCAATCATTCATCATCTTTTTTGGTTTTTATTCCAAAGTCAAACTTAATGTTCTTATCGACCCCAATACCGATTTGTTGTTTCTCAATATACAAGCCCAACAACTTATGTTTTTCTCTTAAAATATTGAGCTGCGTATTGTAATCGTAACCTTGTTTAGAGACCTCATCAAACATCCTATCTAACTTAGCAACTGAAGCTGCAACAAGGTCATCTCGTTCCTCATCGTACTTCTCTCTTGTATACTCCCATGCTGCCTTCCAATAACGATATGCTTGTCTCTGGCCAATGTTATGTTTTTCCTTGGCAATCTTCTGCCATTCCCTTGCACTAACACCTCCATCAATAATACATCTCATACAATCTTGGAGGATTATTTCTCTCATTGCGTTCGTTGAACCTACTTTTCTTCCCATTTTTGTACCTTTTTCCTTATTTAATCCTTGTTTTCTTCTTCACCTCTACGGACTTTATCCCAATGTTCTTTATCATACCACATAGAAATCAACCCTTGTCTGATTTTTAATATCTCTTCTTTGTCGGTGATATTGAAGTATTCTTTTAGTCCTTTACTAATGGTAAAGTTTTTTGCGTTTGGCATAGAATAACCATTTGGTGTTCTCACACCCTTACTCTCTGAAGCGTATGATGGATGTGCCCAATATCGTTCATTTGGTTTCAACATTCTACCCTTTGATGTAAAGTAATATCCAGCTTTGTATTCACTTAACTGAACGTATCTTTCATCATCATCTATCAACTCATCTATCACCATAGAGGACACTGGTTCTTCTACTTCTTCACCCTCAACTTCTACTTTTAGACGCTTTAGGGGCATGTCGTGGAACATATAGTTCCAAATGTCTTCACCAGAGTATTTCCGTACAATGTAGTTGGTTATTGTCCTTTCTTTCATAGATTTATTGAGTTTCTTTGACTTTATATGTCTTTTTTTGAGGTGGTTATAAAAAGAGAACCTCCGACCCAGATGAACACAAACATGGAGGGTGGAGGCTCTCAAAGATATACCAAAAGTTTAATATGAGGAAGGAGAATGGCTGAATAAACTCCCGTGCATATTAACACCCTATTATATATCTTTTTTAGGAATGGTTTTTCTTTTTCTTGTTCGTTTTGGCTTCTCTTCTTTCTTCAACATACTACTCATATCAATAGTTACTGAACTTTCAATAGGTAAAGGTTCTGATAGTTTATATCCATTTTCAATATGCCGTGTAACCTTCAAGTCAGTATCTCTATCCATACACGAACATGCCTTTACATCCCTTTGTTTTGCAGGGAAGAACTGATTGTATAGTTTGTATGTTAAACCTCTATCAAACTTAGCACCAGACTTCTTCTTGTCCATCCAAGCTCTTACCATTGTATCTACCTCTTCTTTGGGTAGTTGTTTCTCTATTGTTGCCATATTAAAAAAACTTTCTTTTATCGTATTCGTGTTCTACTCTTTGTTTAGCGATTTCCATATATTCTTCATCCATTTCAATCCCAACAAATCTCATACCTTCTCTTGCACAAGCTTTACCTGTTGAACCACTACCCATAAATGGGTCAAGGACTACACCATTCTTTGGAGTGACTAAACGAATAAGGTAAGCCATCAAATCAGTTGGTTTGACGGTTGGGTGAATGTTTGCTCGTGGTTGAGTTGGTTTAGATGGATTAGCACCAATCTTTGATGAGGTCTGATTTGCAGCATAGATTTGAGATACTCTTTGTAGTTTCTCTTCTGCAGCTGCAAGAGATGTTTTATCTTTTCTTGGTTTATCTTTCATTGCCTCTGCCCATTCTTCTGGGTGAGTTTCTTTGTAGATTACTGAACCATCTTCTCTACGAGGTCTTCCAGTAAATACAGGGACTTTACTTTCCATACCTTCGTTTCGTTCTTTCTTACTGACTTTGGGGCAATAGAAGAACCTTGATGCTCCACCAACTAAATCATTTATTTGTGTAGAGTTTTTACTATACTGACCAGATGCACCAAACCAAGAACTATCTTTTGTTTTGTGATGGTCTGCAACATATCCACTTTTTAGTATTCCACTTTGTTGGTCTAATATTTTACCTGCTTCTTCATCAAGGATAATGTTTGCTGGGAAACGACCTGATGGGTTGATGTCGTTATTTGATGATGAGAATGTTACTGCTCCTTTACTCTCTTGTCCTTTTTCAGGTGTCTTATACCCACCCTCTAATCTATACTTTGGATTAGTTGCTGGATTTTGTGTATCTTCATACTCAACTCTACACCCATCTATATTCAATCCACCAACTCCGTGTTCCAATACATTTTGTGCAACTGAACCCTTGAAGGGTTTTCTTGCCATTACAATAGGTTCGTGGGCAGGTTTGAGAGCAGTTCCCCAACCTTCCCATTCACTATTACCCTTTGTAACTGGTGGATTGTATCTACTTTTATCTTCTGTATAGTTTATATTATCTGCAGTAGAACCAGCGAAGTGTCCTGATTTAGCAGGTTGTGATGCTCCCAATCCTACAAACTGTCGTTGGTTTCCTTCTAACTTATCTACTGCTTTACCGATGTTATGTGATTTAGGAAACCCTGAACCATACAACCACATAATCTGGTCTCTAATCTCAAATCCAGCATCTTCAACCCTCACTGCCATTCGGTGATAGGTTCTACTACCTGCAAATGCAAGTAGATGTCCTCCTGGTTTTAGGACTCTCATACATTCTTCCCATACCTCTTGTTTAGGGACATCGTAATCCCACTTCTTACCCATAAAGGATAATCCATATGGTGGGTCAGTCACAACTGCGTCTATTGAGTTGTCTTCAAGTTCTTTGAGTTTGTCTAAACAATCTCCGTGTAATAGTTTATAGTCCATATCATTTATTATTTTCAATCCACCAAATAAGATTATCCACCAAATATGATGTGAACGAGATGGCTACCGCCAGATAGAGGTTTTGAGTGACTGCTAACCCAACCCATAGGCCCATGCATTTCGAGCAGTTCAGAAACGAAAACATATCTGGCAGTTTGTGCCATCCCAACCTTTGTTTTAGTTTTTGCAAAGGTAAGAACCAATGCGTAAACATATTAACTAAAACAGCAACACCAACTATCTCAATCATAAACTTGTTTTTCCTTTATTGGGTACATTGTAAGTTTGCTGAATAATATTCAGACACGACTTACATACACTATTCATACCTCTACCAGTAGCGAAATACTGATTTTGGTTCTTTTCCTTGTGGCAAACCTTACACTTAATCATTTTGTAACTCTTGTAAATAATCTAATACAACCTTT